ATGCATATGCAGTACGTTGCCGACTTCTTGTGCCGCGATCCTTTTGACGCGACGCAAGAGGAACTTGAGTCCTGGCAGGATAGTTTGCCACTGGATCAGCTCAGATACAAGACTGCCGTTGTCCGGCCATATTATGTCTACCTGCACCAGCGGGGCATACGTTCGGATAATCCGGCCGCGCTGTTGGTGACTCCGCGCAAGAAGCGCAATTTGCCGAGGCCAATTGTGTTCGATGCGATGGAACGGGCGATACGCACCGCGCCAACGCCGCGCATGCGCGCCTGGCTGATCCTGGCCGCGTACGCGGGGATGCGTGCGAAAGAGGTGGCCTACCTCGAACGCGATTGCTTCGAGAAGCGACCAGAGGGCGGAGTGTTCATCCGGCTCACGCGCACCAAGGGTGAGCACCAGCGGGTAACGGCCCTGCCCGAATGGGCCTGGCAGATCATCGAACCGGCGCTTGCCCCCGAGGGGTTGTGCTTCCGGCGTGAGCGCGGAACCGGGCCGGTCACACCCCAACAGATCTCGCAGCTGTCAAACGACTGGCTCCACAAGTCCGGCACACGCTCGACGTTCCACTCGCTGCGGCACTGGGCCGGGTCCTCCGGTATCGAACACGAGGATCTCCGGGTGGTCCAAGAGTTCCTTGGGCATACAAACCCGCAGACAACCGCGATCTACACCGCCGTCAATCCGCAGAGGATTGCGCGGATGGTCGATTCATTCCGTCGGCTCGACGATCTACCTGCGTGATCTGCACCCGGTAGCGCCGTCGGGCTGTAATCTCCGGCGCATGAACAGTGCGAAGGTGGCCGCGACCGTGGCGGCTGTTGCGGTCGCAAGCGTGATGCTCAGCAGTCCGGCGCGTGCCGACGAGGATTCGTATCTCGACGCGCTGTCTGGACAGGGTTTCCAAGTCATGTGGCAGTCTCGGCCGTTCCTGATTTCGGCCGGCAATGGGATGTGCAACGACCTGCGCAACGGGGAGACTCCCGAGCAGGTGGCCAGCCACTCGAACTACCCGAATGCGACTCCGGCGAACCTGCTAGCCATGGCGACGGCGGCCAAGGCTCATTTGTGCGGGTGAATCGGGAACGTTGAGCGCGCCCACTACGCCCGTCGTATAGTTCCCTCAGCAACCACCGAGGGGGGCACTATGACGCACTCGTTTGAGCTGCATCCTGACCCGATGATGCGCGAGTCGAATCGCCTGCTTGATGCGGTCGAGCAATTCAGGTCCGAGCACAGCGGCCACCATGGGGATCTCGAGTCCGCGGTGCCGCTGATGTGGGGCCAGTCCAAGGGCGCGTTGGAGGCGGCGCACGCGACGATGGCCGACCAGGTGCGGGTGCTGCACAAGCACATCGCCGAGCACGGTGTGGGGATGCAGGAGTTCACCGGCCAAGTGGTTGCGATGGATAACCTGAACGCTGACTCGTACGGGCAGGGCTGACCGTGGCGAAGTGCTCCAATATTGAACACTGGAGTGTGGAGGGTTTGCAGAATGTCATCGGCACCATGGACGGCATTCACAAATCCCATGTCAAGCTCGGGGACACCCTCGACGGGGTGCAGGCCAATCTGTCCAGCTGGGGTGGATTGACTGCCGAGGCGTGGCACAGGTACCACAACAAGCTGCGGGTCGATCTGGATGACCAAGGGCGCCAGGCCAAGGCTGTTGCCGACAAGCTGCGGCCCCTGTATGACGACGTGTTGGGCATCAAGGCCAAGTACCGCTACCTGAAATCGACCATTGAGGGCAACGGCACCTACGACAAAAACGGCAACTTGCAGCACTGGAAGCTGAACGATGACGGCTCCATCGAGGGCGCGACCGGGGATCTACAGGGAGTCTCGGCGAAACAACAGCTTGAAGACGAGATGAAAGCGCTGCTACGCAAAGCCGATGTGGTTGACCAAGAGATCGCCGATGCGCTCAAGGCCATCACCACGCCGGGCGGTGCCGTGGCCGATGGGCCGCATGTCAGCCAGCCCGCACCACAACCCGAGCACAGGCCCGACCCGACGATTGCCGCTGCCGCCACGCCCGCCGATCAACTTCCGCTTGCGCCAAAGGACGGCCAGCTCGCCAATCCGACCATGGGCACAGCGAACAATGCGTCACCGGATGCTGCGAAGCATTTGAAATTAGGCCCCAATGCGTCCATAGCTCCGCTACAGGCAGGGGTTTCTGCCGACGAATGGCGAAAGCGACTCGCCCACTACAAACCTGGCGATGCCCTGCCCGATCCCAGGACCCCCACCGGAGACCGCTCGATTGACGCGATCGCCCACGCGGCAGGGCAGCAAGGATCAAGCTACGCATGGGGCGGTAACCGGAACCTCAATGGCCCGTCCACGGGAGTTCCCGACGGTGGGACGGCGGATAGGCTCAAAGACACCTCCCGTCTCGGGTATGACTGCGGTGGGCTGGTGCGCTACTCGGTGGAGCAAGCCACCCCAGGATTCGGCCCGAACGGCAAGGGTCTGGACGTTGGCATAGGTACCGATGCAATTGACGGCAATCACAACCTGACTCGCATCAATGAGAATGGACGCATCCCCAGTACTTCAATCAACAACGGTCAGGCCGGGCCGGGAGACGTTCTTGTATTCGGCGGACAGACAAGCGGAACGCAGCACACCGGCCTGTACCTCGGGAATGGGTTCTACATCAACGCTCCAGGGTCCGGAATGCCCGTCCAGGTTGACGATCTGCGAAACCGCACACCGGATTTCGCCGATGTATTGCGAGTGCCGGGCCAATGAGAGCGGTCGCCCTGATTGTGTTCGCGTGCCTCATATTGGTTGGATGCTCGCATACCCAAGAAACGGAGACTAGACCAATTGTGACCACCGCAGACGCCCCCCAGGACCCGGCCATCATCGCCAGGTTCACCAATGAAATCTGGCCCGTCATGAATCAATACAGCCCGGACCAGGCCGGTATGACACGGCTGAGCCGCATTGTTGACCCCAACCTTCCGCCCGATGCATTGAACGGGGATATCGGCACCGCATTGATCAACATGTTGCGCGGCAGCGGATATGACGCCAAGAATGAATTCGCTCATCATCGCAGCGATCCCAAGATTGCGAATGTTGACATCACGGCAATCGGTAGCGGAACCGCCACGCTGAAACTGTGTTACAAGTACATTCACGTCTGGTATCGGTACGCCGATGATCCGCACAATGAAGCGCCGGAATCGTCCGAGGCGAATATCGAACTCGCACAAGTAAATAACGTTTGGTATCTGCACTCGGTCACCAATGATCACGTCGTGCCAGACTGTCAATCCAGCAAGGCGTAGAAACGCCGAAAGGTGCCCCCGCTCAGTATATTTGAGCGGGGGCACCCTGTTGTCCGGCTAGTTTGAGCCGCGCAGCTTCTCTGTTACCTGGTGCTCAAATGCCAAGCGGTCCTTGCGTTCTTCTCTCAGTTCACCGCGTAGGCCGCCGATATCGGATCGCATGCCGCGTAGGTCGCGCCCGAACTCTTCGAGCCGGTCGAGCACGTCGTCGAGTCGGTCGCCAACTCCGTCCACGTCGTCGCGGAGGTTGGTCTCGTGGCTGTTTTTGACCTGGTGGAGCACGGCGCGAAGATCCTTGCGGTATATCCCGAGGACGAGCACGACCAGGGCGATGACGATCCAGGTGGCCAGTTCCCAGCCGTCGCGGGCCAGCGGGGGCAGTGGGGGCCATTCGGTGATCGGTACTGGTGGCAGGATCACTGAGCCGACCCGTCCGGCCCGCCGCCGCGCCGGTCCTGAATCATCTTGGTTGTGGACAGCCCGGCAGTGATGAGACCGGCGCCGATGGTGATCCATTGGAGCGCTTCGGAGCTCTCCAGCTGGTTGACGCCGACGAGGATTGCCACGGCAATGAGAAAGGTGAGAAGGCTGGCGGCATGGATTGCCAACCGTACGTTGTCGTTGGGCATTTCGAGATCCTTTCGAGGGTGGTGGTTACGCGGCTATGGCGGGGGTGCGGGTGCACCAGTCGCGCACGTGCTGGATGGCCAGACCGAGATAGGTTTGGCCGGGCCACACTTCGCGGAATTCGTATTGAATGTGTGGCGCTGTCGGGGGGTTGGTGGTGACGAACCGCAGTGCGATGATCGCGGCCTGTGCTGCGGCGGCGGGGCCGGTGAGCTTGTTGACATCGCCCCACCCGAGTAGGCCCTGTAGCCCGCCCATGACCAGCGGTAGGCCGATGGCTCCGATGCCGGCCGGGCCGCCAGAGAGGGCGCCGAATATGGCGGGCAGCTCGATTCCCAATGCCTTGGTGGCGATCTCGGGGATTTTGGGCAGGATGGCGCCAGCGGCCCCGAGTGGGTCGGTGATCTGGAATGCGGTCACCATGTCGAAACAGTCGTCCATGATGTCCCCGACCACCCCGAGGGGGATGTTGCCGTACATGTCGCCAGGGTCGGTGAGCCAGCAGTGCCGGTAGTCGGTGACATCGCCGAACCGCCACGACGAGATGCCCTGTCCGGCAAGGACGGGGCCGCCGTAGTAGCTGCCACCGTACGGACGTGTGGGGTCGCCGATGCTGAATGAGCACAGGTAGTTGTTCGGGTAGTGCTCGGCCAGCCACGCACGGAACTTGGCCGCCGCGACGGCGCCCGCCGAGTACCCGCCGATGACGACCCTGATGTTGGGGTTGATCCGGTACCGCTCCAGGAAAATGCGTTTGGCGTCGGCCACGGCGATGTCCACGGCCTTGGCCATCGAAATGTCGCCCGGACCGCCAGCGGCGCCGACCGGCAGACCGCCCATGGTCGCGGCGAATTCGGGGTGTACCTCTTCAACGAGGTTGGCCACGGCCTGCATGACGCGAGATACGTAGTCCTGGCCGATGATGCCTCCGGTGCCCCGGAACATCAGCCCGAGGTGCCGGTTGCCGGGTGGGGCCGGGGGCGCAATCCCCAACGCGCGCAGGTCGTCATCGGACACTTCGCCGGTGGGGATCTGGCCGGTGCGGCGCTGATACTCGGCTGCCCAGGACGCGGCGCGGGGACCGAACTCGTCGGTATCTTGCGGCAGCGGCCCCAACAACCGGGTGTACAGCGGCCCAAATCGGTCGTTCATCACGGCGCGCCACTGTCGGACGGCCTGGTTGCGGTCTCCGATGCGGATCACTTGGACCACACCTTGTCGCGCAGCGTCATGCCCTTGGATGCCCAGTCAGGGTGTCCTGGTCCGAGTTGTTCGGCGATGTACTCCAGCAGCTCGCGGTCGGAAAGGTCTTGCGGGAAACGTTTCTGCACGGGCGCTGGAGGCTGTGCAGGGGCGTAGATGCCGAGGTATCCGGCGCGCAGCTTGGCGGCGAACGCGTCATTGCGCTTGTCGCCCTCGGGCCAGGCCATCTGGTAGTGCATCTCGTCGGGGCGCGACCAGTCACGTCCCCAGAAGACGGAGCCCTCGAACAGCGCCAGGCCCTTGCGGACCTTGGCCTGTGTGGCGGCGTTCATCGTGTACTGCTGCCATGGGTACTTCGGTGCCATCACGTCAACAGCGGTGCCCGACAGGTGATTAGAGCCGTCGTTACGACCCGGGGTGCCGAGGACATCGTTAGTGGCAGACCACCCCCACACGGGGGAGGTGATCTCTTCGACGTTGCGGTCATACCAGTACAACCAGGCGCCGAGGATGGTCAGCGGAGCGCCCTTGCGCAGCGGTGCGGTATCGACGAGGTACAGCTCGGGTATGCGCACGATGTCGCATTCATCCCGGTTGCAGCACCGCCAGCCATCCTCGGTATGGGTGTTGCCGTTCACAGTGCGAAAGCTCATCGGGTGTACTCCTTTTCGATACGTGGGTCGATTTCTTGGGCGTAGGACGAAAGCTGGTCAGATGCCCACCAGCCGAGGCGAAATGCGGCGCCGAACACTGCGAGGCAGGCAGCGGCCACGGCGAGCAGCTGGCGCATCATTGGCCGCCCTTGTAGCGGGTCTTTGGGGTGATGTCGATGTTTACGGGGCTGGCGCCCACGGTGATTGGGGTATCGAGTGCGCGGCCGCGCAGATAGGTGGAGCCGTTGAAGATGGCGTAGTGACTGACCACCGTGGAGGCCGGTATCTGCAATGTGCCTGCTGATCCGAGTGAGACCGCGTATCCGGCATCTGCGCCCGCACCGTCGGTGGCTGCGGGCCAGGTGGTGTTGAATGACGCTGGTGTTGAAGCGATCACGTTTGCAGCACTGGTGCCGGTGCCGGGGTCACCGCTGCATGCCTTGATGGTGTTGCCCGCCGCTGCGATCTTGTTGCAGATATCGATTTGATGCGCTGAGTTGGCGCCCATGCGTCCTCCTTGTTGTGTGATTACTGGTAGGCGCGTGCCCAGGCCCCGCCTGGAGCTCCGGCGCCGCCCTGGTTGCCGTTGAAGGCGTTTCCGGTGCCGCCGTTACCGCCGCCACCGGGCGGGTTTCCTGCGGCCCGGTTGGCGGTCTGCACCGCACCGCCGACGTAGGGCTCGCCGTTGTAGGTGTGGGTGCCCGGCGAGGCGCCGTTGCGGGTGGATCCGAATTGGTCTCCAGTGCCTCCGGTCGCCGACAGTCCGGCCCATCCGGACCCCGATACCGAGGCGGTGACGGTGCCGCCACCAGCACCCTTGTTGCCCTGTGTGCCACCAGCTGTCGCTGCGGGGATGACGAATGTGATCGCGGTGGCCGACCAGGGAATGTCCACACCGCGTTCGAGGGTGACGTGCGACCAGTTGCCCGCGTTGCCGCCGCCACCTGTGATGAATCCGGCGAATCCGCCACCGCCGCCGTTGCCGCCGCCGACGAGCACGATGTCGATGTAGCGGCACCAGGAGGGGATGTTGTAGGTGATGGTCCCCGGCGCTGACCACGATTGGGTCTCGGGGGCGTGTGGGCTGAACACTGCGGTGCCGCTGTCGTATCCGGAGCCGGTGTCGAACCCGGTCATGTGCGCGAGCAGGGTCACGGTGTCCTGTCCCTGACCGAGATCACTGCCGGACAGGTGGGCGAGCATTGCTGCGCTGTCGTAGCCGATTGCGCTGTCGGTACCGCTGGCGTAGTACTTGAGCACGGCGGCCGCCGAGTCACCGCCGATACCTGTGTCCGTGCCCGTGAGACGGGCGAGCAGCGTGGCCGCGTCGTACTCGAGTCCGTCCTCGCGGCCGACCAAGTGGGCCAGTAGTGCGGCACTGTCGGCGCCGGTCGCGGTCTCGGTGGCAAGAAGGTGGGCTAGCAGGGTCGCGGAGTCTGCGCCAATGTTGGTGTCGGTCGCGGTGACGCGCGGCACCCAAGTCCACGCGCCGTTGCCTGCCGGTGGCGGCACCGCCGGATGGGGCGACCATGTACCGCCCGAGCGGCGCGGTGGGATGCTCGGGTGCGGTGACCAGGACAATTACGGCCCCGCGAACCCCACTCGGGAGACCATGTTTCCACCGTCATCGGTGCCGGTGATTTCAATCCAGTTGGCGGGGTTGGTCTTACCCTCGTGATCTAGTCCACCGCGGATTACCGCGAAAGTGATTCCGGGTAGCTCGGGCATGGTGAATGTGGTGCTCGGCTCGGGCGTGGGTGGTATCTGCGGTGGCGTGGGCGGTTCCTGCCGCAGTTCCGGCGCTGGTGGATCCGGGGTGGGCGAGGGGGCCGGAGGGTCTGTCAGATCCTCGTCGTCATCAACGGTGGCTGGCACTTCGGGTGTGGTCATGGGCGAGTTCTCCTGTGGTGTCAGATGAGTTTTCGGCCGGTGAAGGAGGCCACGCCGAATACTTGGGTGATAGTGCGCGAGACAACGGTTTCCGAGCCGGTGGAGCCGTTGGAGCGCACGTCGTAATCGACGACGATCAGGGCGGGCTGAATCTTGTCGCCCGCGTTGAGCAGGATCTCGAATTCGGCGCCGGGGCCGATGGCTCCGGTGACCTGAACATCGTTGCGGTACAGGCACCAATGCGGGGTCACCGGGCCTTTGGCCGAGTACGGGCGACACGTGGTGGCCAGCTTGTAGAGCCCGGCTTGGTCCACGGTCACCGCGCCTCGGCCCAGGTCGGTGATGGTGACGCCATTGGCGTAGTCGGTGAAGGTGAAGAACGACGCCGGTAGCAGGCCCGCTGAGGTGATGGGGTCGGTGTAGGTGAAACCCGAAGTGGACGAGCGGGTTAGGCTCCACGCGTTCGACAAGGTGGCACTACCTCCCGAGGCGACGTAATCGGACATGGCGAATGCCGCGATGCGGTAGGAGTCGTAGGTGAACCACGACGTTGCCCGCTGAACACAGAACATGGCGTATCGATAGTCCGGGCCAGCGGCGATGGCGCCTGAGACATCGGTGGCTGAGGTGACCGGCTTGCCGTTCACGCGGACAAAGAAGTTGTTGCCGCTGCAACGGATTTCGATACGGGCGCCCTGTTTGACTGACGAGAGCCCGCCTTGAAAGGTCATCGGAGTGGCGAACGTCCAGCTGGTGCCCGAGCGGGTGAACTTGCCGACACGGACCTCGCCCTCTTTGGCCAGGCAGTAGGCGCCCGTGGTGCGATCGGCGTTGCAGCGAATGAACACCCCGGAGTAGTAGTTTCCGTTTTGGGTGTTGCCGAGCACGAATGAGGCGGACTGCCCGTCCGTGGCATAGGTGTAGTTGGGGCTGGCGAAGTAGTACCCGTCAGGGTTGCCGTTCTTGACACCCGCATACCCCGAGTCGCCCCGAATGGTGATATCGCCGGGCGTGGGGCCGGTGGTCCAATCGGTCGAATTCAGTGCGGCACCGTCGGCCCCGGAGAACACGAAACTGTAGCTATTGCCGTCGCCGGTGTTCTGCTCGGTCTCCTGCTCTTGCAGGGTGGTCTGTGCGGCGATGGCGCTTTTGAGCGCATCCTGCGACAAGCCCAGTAGCGCCAGTAGCGAGTCCTTGGCCTGATTGATGCGGTCCCCGATAGCGCCCGTGGTGCCGGTGCCCACGCCGTCGGCGCCGTCCTTGACCCCAGACAGAATGTTGCCGAGGTTATCGACAAGATCATCGACCCGGCTCATGTCGAACGTGCCGGTAACGTCGGCCGTCGTCAGATTTCCGCCGCTGGTCAACTTCTGAGTCTTGTTCTGGTTCAGTCCAAACCAGTCCTTGACCCCCTGCACCAGGGAGTTGATCGGGGTCACGATGTTGCCGTTGAGAATGTCGAGAATCTGGTTGATGACCGTTTGCATGATGGCCAGGCCCGAGACTTGGGCCTGTTGGATCAAGCCGACGATCTCCGAGGCGGTGATCTTGCCGTCAGCGGTAATCGCTTGTAGGCGTGCGGCAATGTCGGCCGCCTCGGAGTTGACCGTTCCGCCGACGGCATCGACCATCCCGCGCAGATCCTTGACCAGCTCGATATCGAGCAGGTTCGACGCCCACGCCGAGGCATTGGAGAATCGGAAGGTTCCAGCCGTTGCGCCGCTATCGAGGATGAGCAGCTGCGAGACGTACTTGACTCCGGTGGGCACCGGCCATTTTTCTTGTACTGGAACCCATTGCCAGCCATGATCACCGGAGGGTTGCAAGGTGCCGCGAATGACATCGGCCAGCGGATTGCCTGCCTCATCGAACGGGGTGAATCCGACCTTGACCGGGTTTGATCCTGCGGTGGCGGCGGCGCCGGTCCATTGCGAGGCGGCGCGCAGCTCTAAGGTCTGGCCAGGGAAAACCCGGAAAGGCTCTGAACGCATGACCTGCTGTGTGCCGTTGGCGGTCGCGCGAATTGAGCCGCCCGAGATGAAGCCGGGCATCACGGAATCCCAAGACCAGAATGGGTTGGTTTTCACGCTGTCGGCGGTCAGGAACTCGCCCGCACCGTTGATCAAGTCCTGGATGATGTTGCCGATGCGCGAGATAGCGATGACGCTGTTGTTAAACAGTTCCTCGGCGCCGGTCCGCAGTAGGTCGCCGAGGCTTTCGACGAACTTCTGCGGGCTCGACAGGTCGAGCTGGCTGCGTGAAAGAAACTCGGAGACAAGGTAATCGAAAAACTCATTGGCGGCCGTCAGGTCGATACCCGTGGCGTCCCTGAGCCACTGCGCCCACGTGTCGCGGATCTGCAACATGAAGTCGCGGATGCCCTGACCGGCGTACTCGGCGGCCTCGGTGAGGTCATAGCCCAGTAGCCCGGCAAGGGGGTCTTTGTCCGCGACCCGGCGCGGGCGCCGGTCAACCACTCTGGGCATGTCAGCTCACGGGGTAGGCGCGCAGGGCCAGCTGGGACCATTCGGCGTCGATGATGTACGAACCGTTACCGCCGATGCGGCGGGCGATCACATAGACGTTCACCGCCTGGCCGGCCGGGATGCGCCCGACCGCCGAGGTGGGCGACACCGCGCGCATCGGGTCGCCTTCGTGGGAGAAGTGCGGGGCGATGTGCGAGACGGTCGTGGTGTCCAGCGTGGACGGGTCAAATGGCCCCAGCGCGCAGATCGGGGCGTTGCCCGGCACCGACGGTGAGCTGTTCTCCGGCTCGATGCGGACCTCGATCTGTACCTGCGCCGAGGACAAGATGGCGCGGCGCCACCGCACGTGGCCCATCACGTCGGGATACCAGGCTGTCGAGCGTGCCTCGATGGTCAGTTGCGCGATGATCTGCTCGCCGGTAGAGAAGCTGCCGTTTTGGAATGCACCTTGCGGGATCGTGTACAGCTCGGCGGCGTAGGGAGACATATCGCCGGGCTTGAACTTGCCGCTGGTGATGTCAAAGACGATGCCCTGGCCATCGAGCGGGTCGGCGCTGTTGTCGTAGTCCAGCGAGCCCCGGATCGTCGAGTTGTCGCCCTGCGGACCGGGAATGCCGGGGATCTTGAGGTGAAAGTGCGGATCTTCGTCGGTACCGCTGCGGTCCACCACGATCTCGCCGTACGGCCCCGAGACCGGCTGCGGGACGATCTCGGCCGACATCGACAGGTCCGGGGTGGGGCCGGGAGGCCCCTCCAGGCTGCCCTGCTCCTGGCGCCACGCGCTGCCGGTCCAGATGTTCCAGGTGCCGTTGATGTACCAGGCGCGGCCCGCGTCCAGCGTCGTCAGAGCGTTCTCTCCGGCATGCAGCGCCGCGACGCTGGAATAGCCGTGGCCCCACTGCGGGCGGATGATGGGCGAGGGGGTGCCCGGCTCGCCCTTTTCGCCCTTGAGCGCGTTGAGCACCACCACGGCGTCCTCGGAATCGAGGGTGAACGTGCCGATGGTCTGGGGCGGGTCACCGGGCTTGCGCTGGTAGGCGTAGAACCTCAACAATCCGCGATGATCACCCAGCCAGACTGGGGCACTGGGCAATACGTCAACCACGGCTGTCCTCCTTGTTCGCCTCGTTGAAGGCCTCGGTCATCTTCTGCGCCACCAGGCGGCGCACCTCGTCGGGAAGTCGTTGCGTCAGTGCGGTGGCAATCCGCTCGGCCTCGGCCTCGTCCTGTTCGGGATCGATCTCGGGCGCGTCCTCGCGCAGCACCCACTGCACCGAGTCCTCGAATACCGCGTGCTGGTCGGGCTGCTTGATGGCCACGATGTACGCCAGATCCGGATGCACCCGCACACCGGCCAAAACGCCGTGCACGCACCAGAGTTGGAGCATGCTCTCGTCGATCCACAGTGTGGCGCCGTTGGGGGCCTGGCCGTCGCGCAGGGCGTCGGCGAGCTTGCGTGCTTCGTCGGTGATCTCGTCGATCTCAGCGCGCGTGAACTTGCGGTCATAGGGGAATTCGGGGAAGACCAGAGCGTCGGTCACTAGAACATGCCTCCTGCGGATGCGATGGTTGCGGCGAAGTTGGCCACGTCGCCGATGGTGCGAAATGCCCTCAATAGCCCGTCTTCCTCGCGGGTGTCATCGCCCACGAGAAGTGTTGGGCGGCAGGGCTCACCGCGCTTGAGGGTGCGGCGGATGCCCTTTACCTGCTCGGTGTACAGGATCTCGGAACGCTCGACGTTGACCCGGTGTCCCAGGCCGAAATCCTTGTCAATCACGAACGGTGCCACATCGCCCACGTCCTGGTTGAACGAGACATAGGCGCGGTTCTTGTGGTCGCCGTCGGCGATGGCCTGTATCGAGCTGACGGTGTACGCCGATCCGGAGCCCGATGCCATGAACTCGTTGCGGGCATAGGGTCCGGCCTTCGCGGAGGCAAATGGGTTGCGCCACTGCATGAACGGCAAAAACACGTCGTCGAGCTGCCCCTGATAGAGGTTGTCAAGTCCGTTGACACCGTATTGCTGGTAGGCGCCCAGGCCGTAGTTGATCACCTGGGAAAGCTGGGCCAGGCCGTAGCGGATCATGAAGCTGATGGCCTGGTTGAGCCATGCCGGGCTCTTGCCGCCAGTCAGGATGGTGACGGCGCGCCGCTTGTGAATTGACATGGTGGACTTGCGGATACCGCCGTGCTCTGCGTCGCGGTATGTGTAGGGGGATGGCTTGGGTGCTACGCCGAGCAGCTTGCGGATGAACGGATCGGGGATGCCGTCGCCGTCTTGGTCCAGCGGGATGATGGTAGATGCCAGAAAGTCATCCAGTGTTGCTGCGATGAGGTTCATGGCGCCATCGATCAGCGTTCCCGTGGGGCCGCCGACGCCCGAGTTGTCCTCGTAGGACAAGATGATGCAGGCCCGCTTGGGTCGGAAGATCTCGGCCAGTTCGGGGCCAAACATGGTGTACGGGGCCGGATCTGTGGGCAGCCACGTGTAGGCGCGGCACGTCACGCCCGCGTCCTTGAGCAGTGGCGCCTGCGCCTCTTCCAGCGACTTCCAGCGCGAAGAGAGCACACACCACCGCGTCTGGTCCAGCAACGGCACCATCGGCATAACCTGAATCGGCCAATTCAAGATATGCAGGTTTTCCAGCCATGTCCTGGGGGCGAACAGGTTTCGCGGGATCGGATGAAACCCGTTGAGAGTGTAGATGCGAAACAGGTTGATAAAAGCCGTACTTGCACAGGTCCAGGCGGTCGGGCCGCCATTCATGAAAATCTTGGGCGCCTGCACCTCGGGCGGGAAGATAGGGTTACTGGCTACGGAAATGAACGATGGGTGATCACGGAAGCTGGTGCACTTCAACACTGTTCGAGTTGGTTGTCCGGCCTCCACGATGTCGTCGATGTCATCGATCCAGCCACCCCACCGCGCCTTGTAATCGTGCGGGTTGGTGACATCGGGGTCCACCGTCAGCATCAGGTTCTCGTCATACGGGATGTCCCGCGTGATGAGCTTGCGCAGCCAGGCGAACCGCTGCCCGGCGATGGTGACCTGAGCGCCGCCTACCTTGTCGTCGAGCTCTTCCCAAACCGCCTCTTCGGGGTCGGCGATCTGGCACAACAGACGAAAGTCCTTATCCCACACCCGAAAGAGCGGAACTTGGGGCGGTCTGTTGATGTAGGCGTACCGCTGGGACTCCAGCCGGTCCATCACCGCGCCGGTCATGGCGCTAGGTGGCATGGTCGAACCTCTGGGGTACCACGCACCAGATGCGGCCACCGGGTCGGGAGTGATAGACCGGCAGCGAGGCCTCCGACCGCGCCGGGATCGGCACCGAGAAGCCCTGCCCGCGTAGCCGTTCCATGATGGTTTGGCCGCGCTCGCCAGCGTTTCCGGTGATCAGTGAAGCGATCTCGGAGTTGCGGATGAACTGCAACCCGATGTTGTCCACCGGGTCTTTGTCGCTGATGGCGATGCGGTTGCAGGGGTCGGTGTCGATAAGGGTGTGCTCGTCCTCGTAGAGCGTGAAGTCGATGACCATCTCGGGCTCGCGGTGCCGACGCAGACCGCGCGGGGTGAGCCAGGACAAGCCGAACAGTCCGAGCAGGCCGGGAAAGTCGATGTGGTCCTCGGCGTCCGGGGCGGTGATGACAGCGGCCGGCCCATCGGGCAGCTTGATCCGTCCTGGTGCTTCGCAGATGAAGTAGGGCCTGATCGGTACGTCACTGCGATTGACCACACGGATCGAGCCGACCTTTTGCCCGTTGGTCGATTGCCACATGCCCACCCGGTCGGGCCGCCGCCAGCGGGGATCACCAGAGGCCGCCAGCACCAGCTCATGAAGGCTGTAGTTGGTGTCATCGGCGGTCGGGTCGTCCTCGTAGATGGTGTGCACCGAGTCGCGCAGCACCGGCAACCAGACCTCGCCGTACAGGCGTGAGGTGACGGTGAACCACGAGGGTGTATCGACCTTGAGGCCGTCCATGAACCGTCGGCGCGTGCCATACCAGCCGAATGCGTGATCATCGATCAATAGCGCCCGGAATGCGATCTCGTGGCGGCCGTCGATCCACCGCTCGAAGTAGGGGGCGCTGTTGGCGGTCTCGGACCACACGCCCTTGCCGGGGATCTCCCCGAGCCCGTCAATGGCGCCGTTGATCATGGCGCCCTCGACGCCCGCGTTGGGACCGGACAGGTGCCACACGTTGCCGGTCGTGTCGATGATGCGGCACTCGATGTGCTCGGCGCGCATCCGCTCGGGAAGCGCACCCCAGGAGGTGTCGGCCGGTAGCGCCATCAGAAGCCCGTCGGGATCGCAGCGCCCAGCCGCGTCTGCTGGTCGGGTGCGGCGCGGCGTACCGCCGTGGCGATCTCGTCGGCGCCGGGACCGTTCGCGGTGACCTGGATTGAGGCATCGACGTTGGGCGGTGCGAAGCCGGGCAGGTTCAGGCCCGCGATGTTCAGGCCGCCCTCGGTGCCGGGGGCGTTGCCCTGACCGGGCGCGGCGGTACCGCCAGCGGACACCGGGGCCGCCGAGGACGGCTGCCAGTCCGAGCCGGGTGTCCAGCCGGGTTGCTGGATGCCGAGCTGCCCGTCGATGGCACCCTGGATCGGCCCCTTGAAGGCCGTCATGAATGAGTCAAACATCTTGAGGGGTCCGAAGTTTGAGATGTCCGGCAGCCATGACCCGTCAAGCCCGAATGTCTCCTTGAGGAACGATCCGAAGATGCCGCCCGCACCGCTGAGGTCACCGCCGCCACCGGCACCGCCAATACCATTGCCGCCCTTGGGTTGCCGCGTCTCGGTGAACTTGCCCTTTTTGGTCTGCTCCAAGTCATCTCGGGCATCGCGGGCTTCACGTTTGGCCTTCTCCAGGTTGTCCTGCGCGGTCATCCGCTCGGACTCCTTGGCCTTCTTGCCCAACTCGGCCACCCGCTGCTCGGCGCGCTTCACTCGGTCATCGGCGTCGGCCACCTTCTGCTCGGCGTCGCGCACCTTGCGCGGATCACTCTGGTAGTAGCCCGCTTCACCGTTGGGGCCAACGCCAGCAGTCGCACCAGCGGGGATGCCGCCACCGGCACCGCCGCCCGCCGACAGCGGAGCGGCCGCGCCCGCACCGCCGGAGAGCGCCGCCGTCGGCACAGCAGTCGGGGCCGCACCCACGCCGCGCCCCTTGCCCAGGATCACATGCAGGTGATCCATGTGGTTCTGCGTCGGGGTGCCGCGATCGGGCATGCCGGTCCCGGTGGCGAAGCTGCCGCCGTATCCGTATGAGGTTTGGCGCCAGATGATCCCGTTCACGTCGAGCGTGGAGGCGTTCTTTTGCAAGAAGGCCAGCACGCTATTGCCCAGCGCCATACCCTCGGGCGAGTTGTAGTCGGGGATCATGACATCGATGGCGTTGCCCGTGCTGTGTTCGCCGTAGCCATCTTCGGAGCGGCGGCCACCAATGCGAGTGATCTTGGGCCACATCTGCATGATGGTGGTGCGCAGAAAGTCCGCGCCGGGGTTCAGTCCCTCGGCATAGCGGGGCAGGCCGCCGTCAATGAGCATCGCGCGCAGGTACTCTGCCGAGGGCACCCATCCGGCATTGAGGGCCGCGACGATGGCGGCGCCGTTTCCGCGCATCGCCGCGGCCTTGACCACACCCTCATCGGTGGACACCAAAGCTGTTGGGTACCCGCGTGTATCAACGCCGATGATCGAGTCGCTGGTGCCGTTGCCCGGCCCCCAGAGGCGCCCTGCGGTGGTACGCCCGGCAACCCCGCCAGCGGCCAGCATCGGCAGCGAGGGGATGGGCTGGATGCTCTCGCCGCGACGCGGGACACCGGGGATGTCCGGCATGGTGAACGTCAGCTTGGCGGCCATGGCGTTCCACATCATGATCAGCCCGTTAACCATCGACTTGAACGAGTCTTTGATGCTGTCCCACATGCCAATTGCCTTCTCCTTGATGGCAGATGGCAGATTGGAGAAGAATTCGACCATGGCGTTGAACTTGTCGCGGATGCCGGTCCATACCCCTTCGGCGGTGTCCACGAGCCCGCGCCAGCCAGCGGCGATACCGTCCCAAACGCGTTGCAGGAAAGGCCACGCCGTGTTGGTGAACCAATCGACGACCGCTGATGCGGCCTCCTTGATGCCTTTCCAGGCCGCATCGACGATGCGCCGGAACGTCTCGGAATGCTTGTAGGCGTAGATCAATCCAGCTGCAAGAGCAGCGATTCCGATGACAATAAGGCTGATTGGGTTGGCCGACATCGCGGCGTTGAGTAGCCACTGTGCGATCGTCCACGCTTTGGTGGCCGCGACAAGGGCGTAGTACCCGGCCGTCGTCGCACCCGAGACCACCATCGCGGCGGCCGCCGATGCCGCCGAGACCGCCATGGCAGCCAGCGCGGGCGCGAGCAGGGTAGTCAGGATGACCGCCAGGCCCCCGGCCAGCTCCTTGTTCTCGTTGAAGAACCGCCCGACCGCGATACCTGCTGTCACAACGCCGGTAACGGTGTCCAGCAGCGTGGAGAACGCGCCCTTGACCAGATCGATGACGCCCGATTGGTCGATCTCCTTGAAGAAGTCCTTGACGTAGGGGACGGCCGCCTTAAATCCGTCCTCGGCCTTGCCTATGCCCTCGGCGAGCCGGTCGGCCCACTGTTGGGCCGGACCGCTGATCACGTCGTAGAGCGCCAGCGAGAACGACTCGACCGCATTGCTGATGCGCTCCACCGCACCGGGCAGGCCCTTGGTGCGTGCGGCGGCCACGTCGGCAGCGGCCCCCGAGCGGTCCATGGCCGTGGCCATCTTGTTGAATCCGTCGGCGCCCTCCTTGGCGCCGATGCCCGCCAGGCGGGCTGCATCTGAGCCGAACGCTATGGCGGCGTTCTCCTGGAACATCTGCGGGGTCAGCCGCTTGGATGCCTCCTGGAGCTGACCCATGAGCGCGGCGAGCCCGACGAAATTGCCTTGGGCGTCGTAGGCCTGCACCCCGAGGGCATCGAGGGCAGCTGATGCCTGATCGGACGGTGCTGCCAGGTGCAGCAGCGCGGACTTGAGCAACGTACCGGCATCGGAGGACTTGATGCCGTTGTTGGCCAGCAGCGCCAGCGTCGCGGCGGTGTCCTTGGCGCTGATCCCGAACTGGTTGGCCACCGCCGACCCGGCCTGGAGCCCATAGGCGATATCGGTGATCTCGGCGCTGGAGGCGTTGGCGGCGTTGGCCAAAATGTCGGACATCTTGCCCGCGTAGTCGGCGCTCAGGCCAAAGGCGTTCAGGGCGTTGGACTGGATGGTGGCGGCCTCGGCGGCGGAGATACCGGCAGCGGCCGCCAGCTGGAGTGTGCCCTTGGCAGCGTCCATCGACTGCTGAACGTCGAACCCGCCCTTGGCCAGTTCGGTCATGGCGGCGGCGGCGTCGTTGGCCGAGGTGCCCGGCAAGCTGATGTCGTTGCCCAGCTCGCGTGCCCGCGCGCCCACCTGCGCCATCTGCTCGGCGGTGCCGCCCGATACCGCCTGCATGGTGTTCATCGACCGCGTGTAGTCCAGCCCGACAGTGAGCGCCTTGGTCAAGGTGGTGGTCACGGCGGCCACCCCGCCGACGAGGCCGGCCGCGCCCGCCAAGCTCCCGGTTAGGCTGCGCGCACCCGATGCCGCCGCGCCGAGCGCATTGCCGGTGGCGCCGCTGACGCGCGAGAGAAGACCGAACTTGACCGCTGCGCCCTCGGCGGCATCCCCGGCATCCTTTTGGGCCTTGGCGAGGTTGACTTGGGCGTTGCGCAGCGCGCCCGTGGCGTTGGTGTGCGTGTTCTCGGCCTGCGTGAGGTTGCGCTGTGCGGCGGCCACCTTCTCCTCGGCCGCCGCCAGCCGCCCGGCGTCGGTGACACCCTTGTCGCGCAATGCTTGTAGCTGGGCCTCGGCCACCTTGACCTTGCCGGTTTGGTCCTCAATCTTCTTCAACGCCGTGGCGACTTTGGCGCTGGACGATTCGACCTTGCCCTTGGCCTGCTCGACGCCAGCGGCGATTGCCGCCCCCGCGTCCACACCAGCCTTGGTGCCCGCCGCTTTCAGGGGTATGCCGAGCTTGCTGGCGATCTCCTTGGTGATGTTCTCGAACGACAGCGCCACCGGGAGCATGGCGTACCCGATGTTGGTCTTATCGGCCATCATTGACCCCCTCTGGCGTTGCGTTTGGCTCTGGCGATGTCATCGGCCACCGTTCGGCTGTTGTGCGCTCGTGCGCGTTTGCGGGCTGACTCGCGCCGTTTCTCCCGGCGCTCGGTGGCTTGCTTCTGCGCGTGGGCCTGCTCGCCGTTGCGGTCGTACTGGTGTCCGGTCCAGGCGGTCACCATGTCGGCCATGAGGTGAGCGTGTAGGTCCCACGCTGATTTGCCGTTGGAAAAGTGCAGGGACAGAGCCGATGTGGCGGGTAGGTGGGTCACGCGGACATGGATCATGCGCAGCGTGAGCCGCCGTATCCCCTCGGAGTCCCGACGCCAGCGGTCCCGGTAGTCGATGTGATGGAACGTCGAAAGGTCGGCCTCGACGAGATCGCAGTGGAACCGGAGCAGGGCCAGAAACCCGCGCAGTGCAACACATGTCGGAGGCACTGCGCGGATCACTGGCGCAACTAGTTTCCCAGCGCGGCGGTGAATCCGGACGCTTCGGCGATGGCGTCGGAGAGCGCCCGCAGATCCTTGACGGTGTTATGCCGCGCCTTGAACGCGCCGTACTGTGCCGGTCCGAGCACGCTGCGCAGCAGCGTGGACGGCAATCCTCGCTCGGCGGCCTCCAGCGCCTCAATCGGCCAATCATCCACCGTGGCAGGAACTTCGTAGGCGTGGCCGCCGTAGGTGACCTGCTGAGTCTCGATGCCCTTCGCCTCGGCCTCGGCCGGACTTGTTGTCTGCTTTGCCATTTCAGATTCTCCCTCGGCTCCCCGGCATTGACAGGTGAAGCCACCCCGCGCCGGGCCGAGGGAAACGGCGCGGGGTGACGGCTGTGGTTACTTGGAACCCTTTGCGGTGCTGCGGGCTTCGTTCTTCGGCGGGTCCTCGCCTTCGGCCTCGGCTTCGGTGTCGGCCTTGGCGGCGGCGTTGATGGCCCGCGCCCGTTCGCCGCCCGATTCGACGACCTCGGGCTCGACCTCGCCGACGAGCTTGGCCTCCTTGCGGGCAATGAGCACCTTGGCTGAGTTCTCATCGACCGCGATGACCGCGCCAGCGGGGAAATGCTCTGTTTCCTTGGTCAGCTCCACTCGGATCATGGCTATGCCGCCGACTTCTGGAGCGCGAACAGCTCCTTGTTGCTATTGGGGAAGATGCGGGCGGTGAACCCGTATCCGTCGGCGGCGCCTTCCTTTTCGTTGGCGTTGGGCGCCCAGATGCGCGAACGCAGCTTGGAGATGTAGCGCGTGGTGTGACCGAGATCGTCAACCAGCTGGAACGCGATAAAGCGGCTGGCGGGCTTGGGGACCACGATTGCCGTGTCCGTCGAACCGGGCCAGATGAGCGATGTGGTGGTCTCGTTGTCCTCCAGGGCGGTGAACTTGCGTTCCACCTTGAGGTTCTTGCTGGCCACCTTGACCACGCCGTAACCCCATGCGGTGATGTCGGTTTCGTTCCACTCGCGGGTGTTCTCGAAACCGTTGTCGCCGTGCAGGAGGCCGACGTACTTCCACAGTGCGGGCCACGGGTCGGTGATCGTCGCGGGCAGGTTGTTGGTGGTCGCGGGCGAGGTGATGTCGTACGGACTATCCGTGCCTGTGTAGATCAGCACATCAGCGCCGTCCCACAGCTTCACGTTGTCGGCATTGCCGGCCATTGTGATTCTCCTTCTTGTCGAGTCCGGGCGACGGCGCGCACGGACAAACACCGACAACCCCTGTGGTGGTCGGTGAAACTTGTTGCGGTCCTGGGCCGCCTACTTGGTAGCGATGTGAATTCCGGCGCTGGCAGCAGCGCGGGAGAGCACGCCGTCGGCGGCCTGGTCGAACGCGTGGACCTTGACGGCGGCCACAGCGCGGTCGGTGGTGTACTCGACGACCTCGGCCTCGATGCCGGTAGCGGCCGCAATGTCGTTGGCAACCGATGTGACAACGGCCTGTGCGGCTGCGCCTTTGGCTAGCTCGGCGATGGCCTTCTTGTTGAGCTTGAACGTCGGGCTCTTGGCCATCAGATCTGCCTGGCTCGTGCTTGGACGTTGACCAGCGTGGAGGCGAGCACCGCACCGGTCTTGGGGTCTCGAGACTCCAAGACCGGGCCGACGCCGTGGACCTTGATGCCGGGCAGGCGGGCGGTGGACAGGTGGCCCGCCGCTATGCGGGCGAGTTCATCGACGGCGGTACGGACTCGTCCGCGCGCGGTGATGCGAATGACGTGATAGGACCGCACGATCTGCCCGGACCAGGCCACGACGACGGGGCCGCCGTCGTCGGCAAGCACGATGACCGGCGCCTCGTCGGGTGTCCATTCGTCGGGCACCGCGTCGGCGACGGTCACGCCGGAGAACTTCGGGGCCAGCCACGCGCGCAGCAGCGGCGCGGGGGCGGCCTGTACATGCATCAGGTGCCCTTGCCGGTCGCGGAGTGGCACAGGACGGCGATACCGCCCCGGCCACGTGAGTTCCATTCCTGCATGCGGCCAAGGCATTTGCGGTGGCGTACCTCGATCCGGAAGGGCTTGGCCAGCACGGTTGCGGTCGCTGTCCAGGTGCCGTCCGTGCCCCGGTGGCGCAACGGCAGGTAGGTGGTGAATTCCACCGAGTCGAGGTCGCCGCCAATCCCGAACCGCAACAGCGTGTTACCGGGCGCAACCTCGTAGGCCAACAGGCGCAGCGGTGCGCCGTCGGGCAGCTGGTCGCCGGTAATGGGGTCCTTGCCGCCAAGCGGGGTGACCGTCACCCACTCGGTCACGGCGTGGGCTCAAGTCGGTAGAGGTCGAACGTGGCGCGTTCGGCGTCGCTGAATTGTGAGTGAGCGCTCGACGACGACGTAGTTGCCCCGTACTGGAACGGGCCGATGCCGATGAACGGGCCACCGCCGATCATGGTTGATACCCGGTCAACCATGGACAAGATGGCGCCTTGCCAGTTCGCGGCCTCGTCGTCGGTGAAGCCGTGGGTCATCGTGACGCTCAACGCGCCGAGCTCGTGCGTCCACCACGGCGGGCCGGGTGCGATTCCGGGCCTCTTGCGGACCATGCCCTGCCGTGAGATCTCCAGTTGGGCAGGGGAGTAGACCGTCTCATCGGTGGCCCCGCCGTAGCGTGCGCTGCGTTCGCGGATCTCGGCGAGCGATACGAGCTTGAGGGTGGGCAGCATCAGCGTGTTGCCGCCCGGCCCGTCAAGCTCCACAATGTCGTCGGTCTTGACCGGCGTCACGTGCCATCCGCAGTACGCACGAGCAGCGGCCAGCGCTGCCCGCAGAAGGCGGCCAGTCTCCGGATCATCGGCGACCAGCCGCCCCTGCGTGTACTGCTCGACGGCAGCCTCGTCCAGCTCGGGCATTAGGCCTCGGCGCTGCCCTTGTGGGCGGGAGCCTTCGGCGCGGCCTTGTTGGCCGGTGCCTTGGCCTGCTTCTGGCCGCCAGCATCCCCGCCGTCTCCCTTGTCACCCTCGCCAGCATCGTCCTCGGTGTCAGCCTTGGTGTGCGGGATCAAGCCGCGCGCCTTGGCGTCCTCGTCGGAGAGCTGGATCGTGGTTGTGCGGCCCCAGGGGTCGCCGGTGGCCACTTCGTACTCGCGCAGAGTCATCAGGCCACCGCCGTCTTGCAGAAGGCGGGCGGGCGGGTGACGCCGAACGCGTTGCGCTCCTCGGCCAGCACGGCCACCAGGTTGCGGATGAAGAAGTCCGCGTGCGAGTCGGTCATGGTGATGCTGGTCTGCTCGCGGTCCCAGATGACGGCCTTGGAGAAGTCGCCGGGCAGAGCGTGCGTGTCGGGCATGATCTCCGAATCGACGACCGGCAGACCCCACAAGGTGGTCACTCCGGTGTTGAACGGTCCGGCGTAGTAGTACCGGCCCATCTCGTCCTTGGTGAGCTCGATCTGCTCCTTGACTGCCGGAGAGACCAGGATCGCGTTCGGCTGTACGCGGCCCACGGTGCGCAGCTTCGTGATCGCCTTGCGCAGGGAGGTGAAGATGTCGGTCGTGAACGCCTGCGTCTGGATGCCGGAGGTGTTCAGGATGCCGGTGTGGTTCTCACCCACGCCGTTGCCGTTGAGGAACTGGTTGTCCTCGGCCTCGGCGATATCGAGTTGGAGCTCATCGTTGATCAAGCCCTCCAGCTGCGCCACGTCGGCAAGTGCCCGCTTGGAGACCGGCACCCACTCGGCAATGGTCTTGACCGTGGCCTGCTTGACCTCGAATGCCCACGAGCCCTCGGGCTTGTAGCCGCCGTTCGGATCGGTCACCAATGGGCCGGCCGAACCGGGCGCGGTGGGCGCCGCCGCGCTGCTGGCTTCCGGAACCGGAGCGGCGTTGTTGGTGTGGCTGGTCTCGCGCACGTACTCCACCACATCGGAGGTGGTGCGACGCTTGGCGCACAGATCGCGCAGACGCAACGGCCGACGGCCCAGCATCTCCACAATGTCGGTTCGGTCCGGGACGATGAACGCGCCAGCGCTGGTGCGGGACTGACCCACGAACAACGACTTGAGCGAGATCGCATCGGACTGGATTTTGGCGCGGTCCGGGATGCGAAACTCGCCGTTGCCGGTCTTGAATCGATCCATCATCGCCTTGAACTCCGGCGACTGGATCACGGTCGTACCGAGGCTCAAATTGAGCTCGGCATGGCCGCCCTTGGTTTCCGGGACGCCGATGTTGTCGGCAAAGGTCTTGGCCTCGGCCAAGATTGCCTCATCGGCCTTGACGGCCTTGATGGCTTCCAAGATGTCCTTGGCGGCCGCCACGGCGGTGTTGTACTCGACCTGCTCGTTGTCCTTGAAGTCGCGGCCACCTTCGGCCTCGGCCTTCTCTGCGATGTCGCGCGCCGTCTTGAGTGCCGCGTCGGCGCGCTCCTTGAGCTGCAACAGTCGTGCAGACATGTGAATCTCCTTCTGATTCTTTGGATTTAGATCGCGCTGGCCAGTTCCAGCTCGATCAACTTGTGCGCCGAGGATGCGACGGGCGACTTGCGGTTGGCCTGAACGGGCGCCGCTTCGGGCGCTGGCTCAGACGGGCCGGATTCGCTGGCCTTTTCCTCGTCAGGTGTGCTGCCGAGAGCGGAGAGCACGCGGCTGATGGCCTCGTGTGCGTCTCGTAGTTCGCTCTCGTTTTTGGCCGACAGCACGCGGCCAGCCTTGGTGTCCGCTGCGATTTCGCGTGCCTTGACGGCAAGAATCTCGGTGTCCTGGTTCGCGCCGATGGTCACCACCGACACCTCATAGAGCTTGAGTTCGCGCAGCTCGTAGAACGATTCGGTGGGCACGGTGCCGTCCTCGCCGACGGGCTCGCCAGCCTTGGGCCGCTCGGCCATGCCGCCGTCGAGAATGTCGTAGGCGAAAGACATCTGATTGACGCGGCGGCCCTTGAGCATCTTGTACACCTGCAACCCCTTGGGATTGGAGGTGTCGATCTGTGCGGTAACGAGCAGTCCGTGCTCGTCCTCCACCGCGGACTCGACATGCCCGATGTTGTAGTCCGGATCGGACATGTTGTGCCCGAACAGAAGCGGTATAGGACTGCCCGACTTCGACCACTCGGCAAGGGAGTTGGCGAATGCGCCCTTGACTACCACGTCGCCGTAGCTGTCGATGTTGCCGAATACGCTGGCGTACGCGGTGAACTGACCTTCAGCGAGCCCGTCGTCGGGTCCGGCCTTGATCTGTATGTTCGCCATTTTGGTGCGCATGGGTGGTACTCCCTTACTCGTCGTCGTCGAGTTCGTCGGTGGCTTCGTTGTCAGCCGGTTGCTCCGGGGCCTGGTCGTCAGCCGGTATCGGGTTCTGGTCGCCGTTCTGAGTGAGGTTCAGCGGCTTGATCAGGTCGTCGCCGCCCTCCACGGGTGGCCGATTGTCCAGGGCGCGTGCCTCATTGATGGTCAGCCAGGGTCCGCCGACGGCGGTCTGCATGATCCCGGCGCGGTCCTTGAAATTGCCCGTCAGCTTCTCGCGCAGGTTGAACTCGCAGAAGAATCGCTCTGGCGTCACAGGCTCCAGCTCGGGGAGCAGCTGGAGGTCGATCTCGTCCTCGATCTGTTCGAGCAGAGGGCCGAGGGTGTCTTGGTACAACATGGCGTGCTGCTCGGTGATGTTGGCGAACGTGGCCCGGTCCAGGATGCCGATCATGGGCGGCGGGATGAAGTAGGACCGACATACCTCTTCGTCGGTGAGCTTGCGGCCCTCGATGTACTGCAAGTCTTTTGCGGTTTGGCTGGCCTGAACGAACGTCATGCCGTCCTCCAGCACTGGGGTGCCGCCCGCTTGGCTGGCGTCGGCGCCCGCGTACTGAGAACGCCACGACTCCTTGAACTTCGCGCGGGCCTCCTTGGTCCACGCGGGGGCCTCCTTGGGCCGAGAAAGGTATCCGGACATGCGGGCGCCGTTGCGCATGATCTGGTCGCGCATGTCGCTGGCCGACCACTCTTCGCGCAGGATTTGACGCAGCGACTCCAGCGGCGAAATGCCGATGTCGTAGATGCCGCCGTAGCCGCGCACATAGAACACGTCATCAGCGGGGATGACTTCACCGGCACTGCCAGCGGGACCGGCCACCTTGAAAGCGGTGGGGGACAGGCCCGGTGAGTTGTAGTTGTCCGGGGTCACCAGCCGGGGCGGTAGGTGCTGGAGGCCAACCAGTTTGGATCCAACACGCAGCTTGCGCCAGTAGGCAACGTCGTAGATGCCCAGATCATGGATGAGCGTTGACTTGAACCGATACGGCGTCATCTTGGGGTTGGGCCGGTACAGCAGTTTGGCCAGGGGGTGCTCGAACACCTTGGCCCGCTCGGCCTCTGACTGGCGCTCGAATACCCCAATGCCGAGTTGGGCGATGTTGCGCGCCAGGAACGACACGACGCGCCGCACCGAGGGTTGTAGGCGCCAGATCTCGAAATACTCCAGTGATAGGAACGGCGAGATGTCGATGCGCTGCTGGATCGGGGAGTACCGAGACCATGGCGTACCGATGGGGATCGGGGTACCACCGCTAACCGTGATGCCCATCAGGGGACCTGTACGTAGTCCACGTTGCCGGAGTCGATGATGATCTCGCCATCTGCCGGTATCCATTCCTGGCCAGGCTCGTACACGCTGGCCGCGCGCAAGATCAGCTTCGGGCCTGCCTCTTTCACGAGGACACCACGAATTGTGCTACCAGAGTGCAGGTTCCATACGGCCTCACGCCCTACTGCGGGATGCTTGCGCTTAAACAATCATCAGCTCCTCGTCCTCGTAGGCCGAACGACTCTCCGGCTCAAGTGTTTCCAGTCCCCATACCGCGCCGATGACGGCTTGCAGTGGTGCGGCGTCGGTGGGCGATTTGGCTCGGTCGATGACCCACGCACCTTGCGCGAGTACTTTGATGGCGGCGCTGGTAGCCGCCGCGTCGAGGCCGGGGTGTTCCAGGTGGCGCAGGGTGCGCTCGTTCATGTGGTCCCAGACCTTGCCGGTGGCGATCCCCAGATCAGCGCCGCCCCACTCGATCACGTTGAGGCCTTCGGCCTTGGCGTCCTCGATCAGCGATGTGACGGGGGCACCGTTGGATTGCATGACCACGGCGGCGAAACCGTCCTGGTGTTCGACCAGCCAGGGGATCACCCAATCGGTTCCGGAGCGGTCGGCGCTTATGCCGGCCACCGGCTTGCCGTCATCGTCGAGGCCTACCCGCGCGACATACGCGTGGGTGCGTGACCAGGAAACGTCCACGCACACAACTCGGGGACTGCCCTCGGCGGGGCGTGCGGTGTTGTCCAGCGTGTCGGCCCACGAACTCTCGGGGAACGGTCCGGCGTCGGACATCGAGACCCACCGGCACAGCACCTCGGTCTCGAACATGTGCGGCGGGTTGCCCCGCAGTGCCCCGGCGATGGCCCGCTCGGTGACGCAATCCTCGGTGATTTCAGTGTGATTCATCGAGGGGTTGGCCTGTGCCCATGCTTGCCGGTCGGTGCGCTTGGCCTTGGGGGGTGCTGACCATTCAAACCAGCCGGTCATTTCCTCGTCGGCGTGCTCGGCGAGGTATTCCTCCATCTCGGCGTCGAGCTCGCCGAGTACGGCCGCGTCCGCGTCGCCGTCGGGCCACCCGAGCGCCTGGTGTGCCGTGGTGCGCAGCCAGCGCAGAACGATGGACATCGCATCTCCCGCGTTGGAGAACGCCCACGCCTGACCACGGGGACGGGCGTTCATCGCGTTGGTGACGGCCGCCCACGATTCCCAGTTGGTGTGCTCGCGCAGCTCGTCGAGCAGAATCAAGTCGCCGGAGAAACCGCGACCGCCGCGACGGGTGGCAGCGGCCACCTGATAGTCGCGGAACCATGGGGTCTCGTCAGTCTTGGCCAGCCGCAACATCTTCGGGTGGCCTCGGTCCACCTTCTCGATGAAGTGCGCCAGTTCCTCGTCGCCCTCGGCCCACTGCACGGCCTCGTCCCATGCCTTCTCGGCGCGGGCCAGATCCTGCGCGGTGCCGATGACCATCTTGGAATCGAGCGCGTACAGGTGCCACAGCGCCAGCACGAGCAGAATCAGCGACTTGCCGTTTTGCCGGGCCACCTCGACGATGACGAACCGGAATCGGTAGGTGCCGTCCTCGTTGAGCTCCAGCGCGTGAATGAGCAGCCACTCTTGCCACGGGAACAACCGCAGCCCGAGCAGCTGCTCGGCGAACGCGATGCACGCGAACCCGTGCGAGGTCTGCGGGGTCAACTCACGGCGCGGCGGGGTGAAGATGCGCGGCTCGGTGCATCCGAGGATGCGCTCTGCGCACGCGGTGCTCAACCCGTGGCCTCGCCGGTTCCGGTCTGGCGGGTCATCGCCCGCACAGCGGCGAGCTTGCCCTTGCCGACACTGCCGCTCTTGCGCAGCTTGTCCATCAGTTCGGAGAGCTGCCGGGCCGCCGAGGGGTGCTGCGCGATGGCCAGCTGGTTGTCGAGTACTCGCGCCAGCGCGTACGCCGTGGCCACCAGGCCGGGCCGCGACGCGGCGACCCCGAGTGTGTCGATCTCAGCTATCACGCCCTGCTGTACGTCGCCGATCACCGGGGCTCGCGGCGCGCTCTGCTCGCCACCGGCGTTTGCTGGCATCGACCGCACGGACGCCAATTTGCGTCCGGACTGTTCCGCGCCCTTCTTGCGCTGCCGCAGCTCCTTGCGGTACTCCGAATTGGCGAGTTTGCACTGGTCACAGCGACAACCAGCCAGGTATCGGGTGCGATTGTGTACGTCAGGCATGGGACACGCCTCCTGTACAGCGGTCGCGGGATATGTTCAGGTCCAACGGCGTTTGCGAAAAGGGAGCCTTACCGCGGAGTCGCCTGCCAGCTCGTTTGCAGAGAATCGAACCCCCCTCCCTACCAGGGGTTTCGCATCCGCCAGCTAACTCTTTGACCTGCGGTTATGCGCTCTGCAAACACCGCTCACCAGTCGGGTTGGACCCATCGCCGCTGCTCAGGCGGTGTGTCCTGCCGTGCTCGGTTGCACCGGCAATGAGAGGGCCGAAGGTTGGTCATGTCGTAGGCGAGGTGAGGATGGCTCTCGACGGGGTGGTAGTGGTCGGGCTCGAACGCTTCGGGGGTTTGTGGCGCGGCGGCGTAGTCGATGGGCTGACGACACAGCCAGCACACCGCGCGGGTGGCCTTGCACCGCTGCCGGAACTCACGCTTGACCTTGCGCTCAAGACTGCCATTGCGCAGGTTGCTCATCGGGTTGTCGCCTACCATCCCAGCTCATGACAATGAAGCCATCCGACATTGAAGATCTCAGGGCCGAGGCGTGGAGCCGCCTAAATGGCGGTGCATCGGCGATCTTCTCGCGGGATGCCGCTGACCATCCGGACGGCGAGCGGCATCTGGAGTACGCGAAGGTACAGGCGTTGCTGTCCATCAGTGCCGAGCTGGGGCTGATACGCGCGATGTTGGAGCGCAAGCAGGGTGGCTAGCTAGACCGGTCGCTTTCGGTGCCATGTGCAGTAGGCGGCCATGAGCGCCGAGGCCAGCGCTGGCACGTCCTGCATGGGCAGTTTGTCGGGCACGTTGCGGATGGCCACCGCGTCACCGTGTGGACTGATGGGCACGGTGCCGTCAGACCATGGCTGTGCGGTGATGGGTACTCGGACGTAGCGCCGGCCGGACTCGTAGGACTCGACCTCGGGTAGTGCGATCACCATGTGACCCTTGGCCTTGAGGGCATCGGGGAGCACCGAGGCGATGAGGTCGGCAACCTGCGCCTGTGTGTAGATGACGGTCTCGGTCTCGCCCTCGGCGCCGATGGTCTTTGTGCGAGTCGTACCAAACAGGCTCGGGATGGCCTCGATGACCTCGCGTATGGCCTTGCGTGCGTCCATCGGGTAGTTCTACGCCGAGGGCCTGACATAGGGGCTCTGGCGGGCCATGATCCCGCATCTTGGTTTCCACCCGGAACTTGTGTCGTACGTTTCCACCGGGGACTTGTTCACCCGCTCTAACCTCTTGAGCTACAGAACCAGCTATCAGGGCGTGATGTGCTGACCCCTGATACGACGAAACCCCCAGCCGGGGGTTTCATGCAGTAGATACAGCTCACCTACTGGCATGTTGAGCGCCATTTTGCCACACGCTCGCATCGTCGCTGGTCAGGCACGCTTTGCGTGTCGCGGTCGCTGTGCACGCACTCGCCGGACATCGCCGATGCGAACCATCTGGTGACCGTTGGCGTCATGGCCGCGAACCGGCACATGCCCGTTTTGGATCCACCGTTCGATGGTGCGCTGCGGTACGTGCTCGTCGAGGCGGGGCAGTACCACGTCCACCAGCTCGCGCACGGTGGCGTTGCGGTCGTCGAGCTCGCCGAGGTTGTGTGCCAGCACGTCGGCCACTACGTGCCCGACACCGCACCGTGGGCACACGATCTGGTTGCTCTGGTGCGGCGCGGTGAGTGCGTAGCCGCATCGGGTCGTCCTGTCGCCCTGCTCGGTTCGTTCCTTGAGGACAGCCTCGGGTGCAGGGTCGGTGATGCACGGCCCGATGGTCATCGGCTCCGGCGGGCGATTGACCACGCGGGTGGCAGAGCGGAACACGCGCTCGATCTCATCGCAGATCTCGGCGGCGTTCTCTTGCAGGGCCACGTCGCCAGCGTGCCGGTACAGCCATTTGGCCATGCGCGCCAGGGTGGTCACCGGCAGTGTGTCCTCGCCGCGCTTGCCGGTGTACGTCGCCTGCAAGGTGGCCGCCGACGGCTCGGGTGTGCGCAACTCCGGTGCGCCGTCGCAGTCGTCGCACAGAGTGCCGGTCGCCGAGGTTGGCAGGGCCACGTAGCACCGTGCGCACGCGTCCGGCAATGCGATGGTCGTTGCATCGGGCATGTAGGCCTGTGCGGGCTCGGGATCGTTGGCGGGCGCGAGGCTTGGCCGCGTGCGGAACTCCGGCACGTCCAGACCCCGTGTCTCGCACATGTCGCGGATGGTCGTCGAGAGCGCGTTGCCGATGCGGTCGAGTACCTCGCTGGCGTGCCCGTTGGCCCGGCCGAGGGCCAGGGCGTGCCATAGGGCGGCCTGGTATCGCTCCTGCTGGTCCTTTTCGGTTGGTGCGCTGTCCTTGTCGCGGGGGAACGGTTCGACGTGACTCACGAGGGTGTCGTCGCCGTGCAGCACCTGACGGCGCCCGCCGCGACCACTGGGGCTGAGTCTGGCTTGCCCGACGGCGGTCTCGGTGAGCCGGTCCAGCCACCAGGGGAGCGCGCGCAGACGGTCGCGCAGCTCGCTCACGCACGCCTCGCACACGAACAGCTCGGTAGCACGGTCGCAGCGCTTGCACTTGGTCATTCGGTGAAGCTCCTTGCTATCTGGTCGAATTGGGCATCGATGTCCCGCTGCTCGTAGTGGTCAAGGAGTGCGCGCTGCCAGGGCTGCACCGCCAGCCCGAGGTCTAGGCACATCTGCCATATGCGCTCTGCGTCGCCGTGCTTCATTGGCTGGCCAGCGCTTCACTGATAATCCGGCGAGCGCGTGTATCGCCAAAGAACGGCCGGTCATCGAATTGCCCTGGCAGCTTCCGCATCTCGTCGCTCCACTCGAACGATGCGAGATCCACATCGCGGTAGAACAGCGAGTACAGGGCATCGGGATAGATCCCGTCGATAGTGAACTTGACCCGTTGGTGGCCCCACGCCTTCAGCCATCCCGGTAGGTCGGGTAACGCGATGTTGGGCTCGGTGATCATCCAGCCGATGTCGTGCCATCCGGACAGGTCCGGGGGATCGGGGAGCCGCCAGTCGTTACGTAGCTCGCTCATCGCGCACACCCGGCAGCGAACGCGGCGAATGCTTCGGTGCTGGTCTCGAAATAGCACCACGGCTCGCACTCGTCGAGTGCGTGTTGCTTGCAGATGGTCCAGCGAGTCCATCCGTCGGTGCGCTTGTGGATGCGCCAGGGCGCGGGTGGGCGAGCTGGCTTGCGCGGCTCGTCGTGTACCGCGCCGTCGTGCCAGTAGCCCTCGGCCAGCGTGCCGTCGTCGAGCAGCACGGCCACGCGAGCGCCGTCGGTCAGTCCGGGGCAGGTAAACCACTCGGGGTCCGTTTTCTGGGTCATCGTGTCTCCGTTCGCATATCGATTCCTGGGGCTGAGTTGAACGCTGGCGGGATTTCAGGGGGTTGGTGACTATCCGGTCGCGGCGCGGGGATTTTCGAGCGCTGCGCGGGCTCTGGCGGCCCCGGCTTTGGCGACTTCGGTTCGGTCAACGTGATCGCAGACGCGGGTGCCGTCGTAGCCGTCGGAATCGCAGATCTCGCACAGTGCGATGGCTGCGAGCTTGGCCTCCAGGGCTGCCTGCTGCTCGGATTCGCGTTCGGCGCGGTGGATCTCGGCTCGGACACGCCGCGCGTCAGCGCAGGCGCCGCAGGGCGCGCTGGTGCCGTCGGGATGCTTCGAGCAGTGGGGGGTCTTGTCCTCGCCCGCGTCTACCAACGCAAGATCCCCTACCAACTGTTTACTTACTTGGTGTGGAGTGGTGTGGGGTGGTGTTGTTGGTGGGACAGACGCGTGACCGGACGCGTGAGTCACGGTATCTGTCACGCGTGACCGACTGCGTGACTTAGCCTTCCGTTGACGTGCCTGCTCCCTGGCCGCAAGTATGTTGACCTTGAGGTTTTCTGGTTTCCAGTCGTGGAACCACCAGCCCGGCTCGCCATCATTTTCGCCTCGGCGCCATAGCTCGGCATCGACGAGTTTTCGTGCTTTTGCAACGCCTTTCGGCTGCTGTTTTACCCACCATTCGGCCACAAAACCGTCCGTCAAATAGGCCATGCAATGCGATCCGGCGCGTGTCCACATGCCCAGCGCCTCGTCTCCGGCGCGCTGCGCCTTGGGGTGTGAGTGGAACGCATCATCGACGGGGAACCACATTTGTGGCCGCCACCTTTCTCTCGGAAGTGGTTCGGAATCGCTTCTGGTCGCAGTCGTCGCAACGTGGCCTACCGGGTGCGTGTGGCTCGGTCAGGCACGCGATGCACAGTCCGGCGCGATAGGCCTTGGTTGACTCCGCGGTGCGGGTCATTCCTCTGGCCAATCGGATATCGAGTACTCGGGGTTGTCATTGGGGGCGCCGACCATAAGCGGCTTGCCGTCGGCCTGGTAGTGGCTGATCCGCCACCAGCCGGAGTGGGGCCGGGTGCGTAGCGGGTCGTGCCCGCAGCTCGACGAGCACACGGCGTTGCGGGCGAACTCTTCGACCTCATCGGGATCGGCGTAGGCGCCTCCCCATCCCCACCGTTTGCGGTGGTCGGGAATGTCGTTGCGGTCGGCTATTTCGGCCTCCACCTGGCCAACCTCGATGATGAACGGATCATCTGGGAACGCTTGGCGCCAGCGCTCGGGTTCGCCGGGGCTGGCATTGGCCAGGCAGCCACACTCGCCGGACATGCCGAGCGTTCGGGCCACGGGGTTGCGCGGGATCTCGGGGTGCATGAGCCGATACGTGCGCAGATCAGCTTTGTGCCACACGGCCATCGGCGAATTCCAATCGATGGTGCCGTACGCGTCGTGGTACGGCACCGTGGCGCGGACCTTGGACTCAGGACGGCGACGGCCCGCGATGAACACCAGGCGGTCCTTGCGTGATCCGCTAATCCCGAAGTCGTGCGGAATCCGTTCCAGGGCACGTTGCTTGAGCCGCTGGTACATGATCGCGTGCGCGGCCGGCCCAGGGAATCCACCGGGCCACGAGCGCACGAGCTCGCCCGTTTTGCGGCTGCGCGCCATCACGTTTCCGCGTACCAGATCGAAATACCCCTGACCGGGCTTGGGGCGGTGTTCGATCAGCGGCATATCCCACGCGGCGGCGGTGGTGCGCACGAACTGCCGGGTGGCTTCAATGCCGGTCTCGGTGTTGGCGTGGACGTGATGCGTTGTCACGTCGCGGAATACGTTGGCGACCGTGTAGGAGTCATCGCCGCCGGACACCAGCGCGCAGACCGCGACCACATTCTTGCCGGTGAGATAGCGGTCCATCGCGTACTCGAACTTGCTGCGGGACAGCGCAACAAGTGCCCTGACGCGCTCCTTGCGCTCCGGCAACGTCAGGCGCACCACCAGCTCGATAGGTGTCGGCACCTCCGGATGTGGATCGAGCGGGTCATGCACGATTGGCACGTCATCGGCATATCCGAACGGCAACATTGGGTCCGGTTGGCGATGTCTGGATACCCGTGCGCTGCCGCTCATGAGACCACCGATATCTCGAACATCGGTTCCATCTGCGCCTCAAGAGCTGCGGTACGGGTCCGCTGGCGGGTCTGTGCGTGGTGCTCGGCGTCGTAGTGCAGACGGCACCCCTGGCACATCGCGCGCAGGTTCTCGTCCCGGCAGTCCTCGGGTGTGTGGTTCAGGTGCGCGACGGTGAGGATGACACGGCTGCCGGTGCCGTATGCGCGCAGCCCTTGCCGGTTCGGGCAGCGGCCTCGGTGTGTGTTGCGGCCGCATTCGCCGACGCACTCGCACTGGCTTTGTGCGCGGACGAGCCGGATACGGCGCGAGATCTTCGGCCAGTCCTTGGGGTAGCGGTCGCGGTTTTCCGGACGTATGGGCATCAGAACACCCACCTCTCTGCGCATCTCTTGCAACGGATTTCGTCTCGGTACTTGGCCATCAGCTCGCCTGGCAGGATCACATCGCCGCAGCCGCCCGCGCACGGGCCGCTCTCGCGTGGGGTGGCGTAGTAGCGGTAGATCGGCTCGGGGATCTCTACGGGTGCGGGGGCGCTCATGCGCCGCTCGCTTCCCCGACCTCAATATCGGCATAGGGGAACGCTTTCCACTGCGCGGTTCGACAGCGAGGGCAATCGGTGACCACCTGTACTGACCAGAAGTGGCGCGAGCATCGATGGCAGATGAACCGGAATCCAGGGGTAGACATGGGCTCTCTCATGCGTCCACCTCGAATAGTGCGTCCTGGCCGTCGTCAACCGGCTCGCGGTCGTCGGTCTTCTTGGTGCGCTTGCTGGACATCGCATCGCGGACACCGGCTCTGGCGTTGGGGGCGGCGCCAAGAGCTTGCCGGAGTGCTTCGTAATCGCTGTAGCCGCGTCCGGACATGTAGGCGGCGATTGCGTCGAGCACTGGCATGCCCTCGGGTGTGCGCATCTTGAGGATGCCGGGAACGTTTTCCATGACGAACGTCTTGGGCCGGATCTCGCACACCAGGCGGGCGAACTCGAACACCAGCGAGTTGCGCGGGTCCATCACGTCGCGCTTTCCCGCTACAGAGAATCCTTGGCAGGGCGGCCCCCCAAAGATGCAGTCGAGCTCGCCTACTTCCATGCCAAGGTCGGCCAGGATGCGCTCGCCGGTCAGGTTCTTGATGTCGTAGACGTAGAAGTGTTCACATCCGGGGTCGCCGGGTTGGGTTGCGATCCAGCCAGTACCGACGTGAGGCTCGAATGGTGCTGCGCCCTTGTGCTTTGACTTCTTGGGCCGTACGGCGTTTGGGCCGATGACCGGGTGGTCGGGGTCGATGTGGATCTTCACGCCAGGGCGGGCGAGGTTCATCAGGTAGGTCAGGGAGGCGTCCACGTCGTGCTCGACGGCGGCGGCCACGTGCCAACCTGCTTGGTGGAAACCGCAGCTGAAACCACCTGCGCCGGAGAACAAATCGAGACCCACGGGCTTATCGTGTCTGCGTTTACTGACAGTAGGGGGCACAAGCAAGCCGGAGGGGGAGGGCTCCCAGTCGTCCCCGAGGGAGTGGTTGCGGATCGTGGCTGTGGGGCCAAGCATCATGCCGTCACCTCACGAGGTGGCATGGACGAGTACCGACCCCAGTTCGTTCCCGGTAGCACGAAACTTGCTGACCAGTAACGGGTTCGGGGCGCGTGATGGCGGGGTATCACATCGAGGTATTCCCCGAGTGGGTAGTCGTCGTCCATCATTGGTCCTCGTCTTCCATGCGCTCGATGTGCACCAGGCGGCCTGGCAGTGGTTGGTCGGGGTTGAGCGTGTTGTGGCAGTCGTTGTCCGCTTTGGCGCCACAGATGTGGCAGCGGCGGGTGAGCGCCCCGGTGTATCGGGGGTCTGCCCGATCGGTGATCACCGGGGCACTCACGGGGGCCTACTTGCCGAGGTTGGAGGCGTAGACCGGGACGCCGAGGTCTTCGGCGAGCTCGCTGGTTACCTGCGTCCACGCGTCGCGCACCAGGTGCTCGTATGGTTGCGGGACGAGCGCAAGGCCGAGGTGACCCTGGGAGACCTCCAGTCGTAGCCAGCACCGGATCTCGATAACGGGGTAATCCTCGAATGGCCTTGCCGACAGCGTGATCTCGCGCGGAACCTCCAGTTGCCGAGTCGCGGTGCCCGCCTTGGCCGAGACCTCTTCGCTGTAGGTCAGGTTCACGCTGCCGGTGGCTCGCTTGATGCTCGACTCGAACGATCCCTTGCTCGATGCCCGAACGCTGTCCACGATTTCGACGATCTCGGCTGCCGGGTGGCTCGTGATGAGGTGGCCGGCCGATTCGATGAGGTCGCCGAATTCCAACTGGCTGTGAAACCTGCCGTCGGCGGCCTTGAACAGAGTCGCCCAATCGGGGTCTGGCACGAATTGCAGCACGAGCGCGTCGTCCCGACGGGTGTACTCGGCGTTGGCATCTGCGTACAGCTCGTCATAGATCACGGTGACGGCCCCGTACTTGCGATTGCCCCACACCGTGGATCGGCCCTCGATGAGGGGGCGGCGGATGACCTCGGCCAGGAATGAGGCCGTGTCGGTGACTACGCGGGTGGCGGCGTCGCGTGGCGGGAAGGCCTTGGGGGCGTCGTCGCGTACGTCGATGACGCGGGTTTCGAGCCCGTTGCGGCCGTTGGCGGTGACAAGGTAGACCGGGCCATTGGTGCTGGTGTCGGCGGGCTCGATGAGTTCGATACGTTCGGAGGGGTAGTCAATTACGTTCTCGGACATAGGTTGTGTTCCCTTTCTTGGTTACTTGGTGCCGTAGTACATAGCGGCGTTGTCGCGGGATAGGCCGCCCTCGCCGTCGGCGAAGAAGATCGTTCCGGCAGGGTCTTTGGCGGGGGCGCTGACGACATCGGGGACAAGGCACACCGCTCCGGACTCGCGGGGCTCGACCTTGATCTTGAGCGTGACGCAACCGCCCTTCTTGCCGGTTGCCATTGCCGCCGCGACACATTCGTGCAGCGCCTTGGTCGCGGCGGTTTGGGTGCGGCCCTTGTCGAGCTGCGTCAGCACGACGATGAACTCGGTGATGTCGCCGGGGGCGAGCTCGGTGCCCTCTTCGGCCTTCTCGGTTTCGTTGTCGGACATGGGTTTCCTTTCCTGGTGGGGGTTGGATTACTGCTGCTGGAGGGATTTCAAGTCATCGATCACCGCCTCGGCATCACGCTCGGATAGGTCATCGAATGCGGTGATGTCCCTGTTGATGACCGAGGCGAGATAGGTGAGCGTCTTGGCGGTCCCTTCTGGCGTGCGCAGCGAGTACTTGGCGTTGGCCAGCAGTCCTCGGATGGTGCCGAGATCCTTCTTGCTGGCCAGGAACTCGCCTTGAGAGTTGACCTCGCTGGGGTCGGCGTCGGGCGGGGTGTCGGCACCGCCGTCCGGCGCGGGAGCCGGTGCCGGTTCGGGCTCGGCCGCCTCGATGGTCTCGTTGGTGGTGGAGGCTTGCGCCTTGGCAGTCTCGGGGGCGGTCGGCGCTGTTGCGGGCTTGGAGGCGGCGGTGATCTCTTCGGTCAGTGAGGATGTGACCGGGAACGCTTCGGCCTTGTCCATGCCGTCGCGGGTGATCGACGTGTACGTGATACCCATCTGCGCGACATCGCCCGCGTCCCATGCGCCGCGCTTCTTGCCGATCTTGTTCTCCAGCTGCGCCTCGGTGATGCCGATTTCGCGGAACTTGCCGAGCATGATCTCGACGCGCTTAGGCAGCGGGACGCCTTCGCCGTTTTCGATGGTGTTCTTGCAGATGTTCTGCGCTTCCTCGGTGAACCACTTGGGCAAGATGGCTGAAATGCACTCTCGGACAGCGCGAGCGCCCGCATTGTTGTTGTTGTTTGTGATGTCGCCGAGGTCGGTCAATTCCTGACGGCGCCCTTGCTTCATGCGGGCGTGCGGGACGATGAATGTGCGGGTGGCGCGGGTATTGGTCTGGACATCCCAGGCCCAAGCAAGGACTTCAGATTCGGCACGGTTGTCGTCGCGGTGCAGCTCGTTGACGCCGTACTGCACGTTGCCCCACACGCGGGCCAGCTCGCGCATCAGGTGAACAGACGGCCCGGTTCCACGATTCTTGACCTGGTAGAAGGCCTGCTCTGCCATGGTCATGCGGCCGCATGCGTCGCGCATCTCGGCCTCGGCGCGCCGCATGTCGCGGGGGATCTGCTGGGCCACGATGACGGCGGATTGGACCTCGGCGACGGCGCGGGACTGCTCAACGGAGGTGGCCTGGCTGATCGCGGTGCGTGGTGCTGGCGCGACGGGCTGGTATTGGGCGACGGTCACTGTTCTAGATCTCCTTCTTGCTGGTAGACGGCGTAACTTGGTAGCGATACGGAATGCACTCCCTGGCCGTAATCGGGCCAGTGATCGTGGGCAGCGCAGGCGGCGTACAGGTCGATGGCCTTGCGGTTGCGGCGCCGGCCGAGCTCGATGTCGTCGGGCTTGAGCTCGATGACCGAGACCGGGAACGGCGGCGTCTTGGACTGGACAATGAACACGAACGCGGCATCGTCGGCGATGTCGCAGGCTGCGAGTCCGTCCAGATACCAGGGGACTTGCTGGTGGTATCCGTAGTCCGCTGCGGCGCGGGCGAAGTGGCCAGGGTGGGCGCTGGTGGCCGTCTTGTAGTCCACGACGATCAGGCGGCCACGGCCAGGGTTGGGCAGCCAGTCGGGCCGGAATCGCAGCCGTACGCCGGTCTCAGGGTCATGCCAGTACCCGGAGAGTTCCGGTGTCCCATCGGCCAGCAGCGCGGCGGCCAGCGGGTGCTCGCGGACCTTGGCCGCCATTGCTTTGGCCTTGGCCACCTCGGCGATGTGCATCGGGATCTGGCCGCGATAGCGTGCCGCCTCGGCGGCCTCCTGCCACATCGCCGTGGATGTGGGCGACTTGGAGGGGGAGCCATCCTTATTCAGTCCGTGAATGGCAGGGTCCAGCTCTGCGATCTCGCTGCCCTCGCCGAGTACGAACTTGTGGGCCACGTGACCAAAGTCGTACTGCGGTTTGGGTGCCGGGGGCTGCAACTGCTCGTAGCGGAAGATCTCGGGGCACGACGGCGCCAGCAGCGCGCGGGCTCCGGATGACGAGAGGCTGCCACGGTCGGCGTGGTACACCTCATCCGGAATGCCGCTGTACATGCCGTCTTCGGCGGGAATCTGCTCGCTCATCCGGCGACCTCGACCCACTCGCGGCCGGTGTTCCCGAACCACAGCCCGCCCTCGTGGTCGTCGTCGCACCAGGCCAACTCGGCATCCCAGATTGCCGCTACTTCTGCACCCATGCTTGCCATATGGCTGCCGTCGTGTCCCTCGTCGCGGGTGCAGAAGTAGATGAGGAAGACAGCGGGGCAGTCGCCTTGCTCGGGTACGGGGTGCGTCTTCACGAGGACCACCCCCGCGCGGCCTTCTCTTCGCGGGCCAGTTCGCGCATGAGGTCGTCTACGCCCATGTGGTGCCGATCCGCTTGGCGCGTAAAGGTTCCGGGCGAGTTTCCGAGCTTCTTGGCGATCTGCCAGTCCTGGTACCCCAAGGCGCGAAGCTCGGCCACACGCTCAGGCCAGGACAGTGGGATCTCGAATCGTCCAGACTCCCGGCATGGTCGGCACACACCGAACACGTACGCCTTGCGCTCGCAACCGTTGTTGCAGCGCTTCACCCTTGGTTCGACATCGGCGACGAGTTCGATTGCTGCGGTCATTCCTTGGCCCCCTTCGGCGTGACGTGGAAGTGGTGCAGGATCACGGCGGCGGCGTAGTCCGGGTGCGCGTCGGCGGGAAGGGCGGCCAGCGTGTCCGTGAGCGCCTGCTTGCGGGCGTCTCGCTCATCGAGCACGGTGGTCCACCTGACCACGAACTCACGCAATCCGGCTGGGCTCCATGCGCGCCCCGTGAGGTAAGTCGTCGCTGCCGGTTCGATCTGCTCCGTGATGGCCTGGAGCTTGTCGGCCATCTCGGCGACCATTTCGAGCAATGCCCTTGTTGGCTCTGGCATTACGCACCTACCTTTGCGTCGTCCTCGGCGCGATGCCGTGGGGTGTGGGAGAGCTTGGATGGGCGGCAGTTCACCCGGCCATTGGAGTGCTTGCCGTAGTCGATGGCTGCGAAGTACTCTCTGGCGTTCGCATACGGATCATTGATGGAGTTCATTCGGCTGCAACGGCTTTCGGTTCGACCATCTCGGCCAGCGCCTCGGCGGCGTTCATTCCGGAGTCGCGCAAGCGCTGGTAGGCCCCGCGCACTCCGTCCCAGCTGGATAGATCGGGTTTATCGTCGGTCACTACCAGCCACGGGTGGCCCGGTACTGCGCCGATCAAATGGCCCATGTCGTACGGCATTCGGCGGCCAGGGCGCCGCACCTTGCGATTGAGCCGGGCCTGTCGGCGTAGAGCCGAGATGTTCCCGCGTCGAGCGCGGCGGGCGTCGCGGTTCTTGCCTCGCCGCTGGCGGACCACCGACTCGGGGACGGTTCCGGCGTAGACGTGCTTGCTCTGCAGGCCGATGATGATCGCGGCATTGTTGATGCCCTTGATGTCGGCGTGCTGCTTGGTGAGCGCGGCCAGCGGCTCCGGCGTAACCGTGGTTTCCGGCGAGTTCATTCCTGTATTCCGTTCTGGAGTAGGGGAGTTGGGGCGGCGTATGCGGCTGGCGCGGAGAAGATTCCGGCGACCACGATGGCTACGAACGCGATGATCAGCAGGACTGCGGACCGATCGCGATACGGGCCGCGTCGGTGCACGTGGAGATCGAGAATCACGCCCACCAGGAATAGTGCGGCGAGGGTGGCGAACACCGTGTATTCCCTTGCGAACTCGGCGAACAGCGCGCCCAAGAGTGCGGCCAGTGCGACCGCGCAAAACACGTGGCGCTTGATGGTGTTCGTCATGGGCGCGCTCCGACCTGCTCGCGGTCCATGTTGGCGACGGCCTGGTGCACGCGCTCGCGCATGATGTCGTCGAGTGTTTCAGGGGCGAGGGTGAGCAGCGTGCCGCCGTCGAAATGGATTTCGAGCACGCGATCGATGCCGCTACCGAGGCGCACGGACTTGAGGGCGCCGAGGGAGACAACGACGCTGGCGTGCTCGGTTTGGTGCGAGACGTGGCCGACGGTCATCGGGCACCACCCCCGACGCGCTGCGCAGAGGTGTAGATACGGTGGGACATGACCGGCCTCCTTGTAGGCTGGTTGAAGTGGCCCCGACGGTCGGGTGGTTCTTTGGCGAGAGTGCCCGCCGTCGGGGTTTTCCTATTTAGTTGTGCTGCAATGGATTCCGGCCTACGCCGATGCGACGGACTGGATTTTGCCGGTGCCGCCTAGTCGCTTATGCAGCTCTTGAAGTCCCTTGGGTGTGATCCGGATAGTTGGATCTGATGCGCGCATTTCGCCCGATGCCTCATGTAGGTAGGGCTTGCCGAGCTTCTCGACGAGACGACCGATATCCACCTGCGACTGCATGGCCTTCCACGCGTTGGTGCTGCGGTCGCGGAAAATCCACCCGGTGCTGGCCATGTGGGCGAACAGCCGGTCTCGACCGATCGAGATGGCCGGATCGCGGCTGAGCACCTTGGCAGCATCGGACACCGAGTAGTCGCCGGATGAGTCGGCCATGTGCGACCACGCCAAGGCGGGCACCTCCAACTCCTTGGCGCGCATCTCGGCCTGAACACGCGCCCGCGTCTCGGCGTCGGCGCGGTCCTCGGCATCGATCACCATCTGGGCCAACTGGCGCTTGGAGGGGAGTTCAGTTGGCTGCGCCGGGTAGTGGCTGTAGGTGCCGGTTCTGCGGATCGCGGGGAGCACATCATGCGTGATCCAGCGCTTGAACCGCTGCGCGCCGTCAACCTGGCTCGAAAGGATGGCGGTGTATAGGCCTGCCTCGCTGACGACGCTCATCGACTGGACCCCGCCAGGGGTACTCACTGAGCGAGTACCCCTGTCCTCGGGATCAATCCGGCGAACCATGTTGGCCGCGTCGCGGTATCCGAGGGCGCGCGCGACATCCGCACTGACGAACAGCGGCTCGCCCTCGGTGTCGCGCAGTACTCGGATGTTGTGCTGGCTCTCGTACGTGAACAGCTCAACTGCGGTGCTCAC